GGGACGTGCCGATATCCGACTTTTGCGGAAACCGCTGGGAGTTCGCGGACGGCCTCCGGCTGTTCGACAATACGATCTATACGGCGGGGAAAATGATCGATCCCACCGCGCGATATTCCGACCCAGATTACACCAATACAGGCCTGACCGTCACTGGCCCGACGTCGGGCCAGTCGATCGCGACTCTGCGGACCGAGGCGGCCATCTGCATTCATGGCATCCCGGCGACCACGACGACCGCCGGGACTGGTCCCTTCGATGGCGCAGGATTCTGGTGGACGGCAACGGATGAGCGCGTGGCGGTCCGTGGCGGCTATTCCACCTACGGGGCGCAGTGCTCTGGGGCGCTCGGCCTGCACGGCGGCCCGGCCGTCGCCATCTGGTGCTTCGGCGCTCGCGCGGTGCTCATTCCGTAATCTGCAGGGCGGGTGGCAACCCGCCCCAGGGTCTCGCTGGTTTCTATTGGGGACGGCGCAGTCAAGGCGAATTGACTGATTGAGGAGTGGATGAAGGACCGGGGGTCGTGAGCAAGATCACAAGTTGAGGGAGGAGACAATCATGCCACTCACCTACGATGACATTGTGTTGCGCGTTGGCCGACTGATGGTGGCTTTCTGGGAAGGTGAGAAGAACCAGACAGATCGTGCCGACAAGGCAGAGGCAGAGTTGGCAGCACTCAAGAAGCAACTTATTCCACCCAATGTTCTCGTGGAGAAACCCGATGCCGCTGTTTGATGCTCCCAAAGCATTCATAGAAGACCTACGGCGATACGATCCGGCACTCCGATGCCGGTGGTCGGACGGGAGACGATCTTTCCTGATTGAACGGAAGGTGAGTCGGGGTCGTGCTTTCCCTCCTAGTGAATTCGGGGACCCCGATGAGTACCGAGCCGCCAGTGACGGGTATATGATCCTCATGGACGTGGAACGTGAATGCCTCGACAATCGCGTCTTCTTCACCCTTTGGCAATCCGACATTTGGCGTCAAGGTGGAGCTGATGCTGTGAACGACCGAATTGACCGGGTACAGGCGGAGATTTTCCGGGAGAGTCGTGTTGCTTTCAACGACCGGAACCGACAGGAAGCGAAGGCGGCGTTCAGGTATATGAATTGCGTGAGGACGGTTCCTGAGAATGCCGCGCATACGGCTCCTCCTGGTGGTATGTCAATCATAGACTGAAACGAGGCGAACGTGAATCTAGCACAGATCCTCCGACTTGCAGAGTATCAGGCGAAAGCCGTGAAACAATCCCTGGCGATTGGTCCCAGTATTTTCACGCACGAGCTGGTGGCCCTCGCCAACGACGGAAACCAGAAGATTGAGCAGGCACTACGGGCGATGGGGGATGACTATTTCGTTCGCCGGATGAACTCCCTGACGGACATCACGGCCCAAAAGATCATGGGGATCTCCTACACGCCCTCAACCTCGTTGCGTCTTGCGGTCTCCACGAGGCCGTTTAGTCTACCGCCGGATTTCCTCTCGCTCAAATCCATTCGGTGTGTGAGCAGTGGGTATGAGGATACCCGGTTCCACCAAGAGGACATAACGGATCAACATTTCCAGGCCCTCTTGAGAGACACGAATCAGGCGGGTCCCGGCGAGGATCTCTACTACGACATCACCGGGGAACGCACGTTCTATCTGGCACAGGACCTCTCGACGGCCCTGGACATCGAAATCGCCTACGTTGCCAGAAGCAAACGACTTGTCATCTACTCCACGGGCACGATGTCAGTGACCGATGCGACCACGGCAGTTACCGGAGTGGGAACGGTGTGGTCCAGCGGGACCCCCTTTGATTCCGACTATCTCGACATTCACTTTGGGGCGAGTGGCGTTGGGACCTTGCCAGTGGCGGAACCGGGATACGACTATGACTACGTGGCCCGGGGGAGGGTGGCGAGTATCGCCACGGACTTGACGCTTACCCTGGCCGCCAACAAGGCCGGGACCCTGGCGGCGGGTACAGGATATCTTCTCGCATCCGTTCCCATGATCCCGGAGGACTTCCACCTTGGTATCGCGGACTATGTGACGGCACGGATTCTCATGGCGGATGGGAGTGCAAAGGCTCAGGGATTTTTTGGTACATTCCAGGCGTCCCTGAGCGGCAAGGCGAATACGTTACGCCGACAGACCGCTGAGGTCGAAACCGTGGAAGCGTGGGTGCCGGAATAGGAGAATGAAATGGACGAATGTGGATACACAGAAGAAGAGGTAAAAACTTTTATCCGCCAGTTCGGTACTGGACATTTGGGGCATCACGTTCATGCCGCCGACGGACCACCACCGATCCTTATTTCCTGTGATGATTGCCGAGTTGTGAGAGGGCAACCCTGGAGGTCGGAACCAAGGGGTCAGGTGATACCGTTCAGAGGGAAAGAGGATGGGATCTCCCTTCAGTAAACTCAACCCATATCTCTCAGTATATGACCTTGGCGGGTATGAGGGCGGGAGTAGGGACGAATCTCCCTATGGAATGATTCTCCGCCGAGTGGGGGATATTCCTGATCCTATGGGGTTCGAGAAACTTGTTCCTCTCCTTATTGGAGGGGTTCGACCCTGGGATACCCCCACTGGCATTCCTGTTAAACCAGTAAAACCTTTCCTTCCAACCGCCTCTCAGCCTAGTGGCCGAGTCTATAAGACCTATAAGACTCGGGGGGCCGCACAAAAACTAGCGGAGTCCTACAACCAGGATAGGTTAGAGCAAAACCAACCTGCCCTGAAAGTTGTACCGCATCCAGAGGGTTGGGCTATCGTTGAACCGTGAGTTAGAAGGGTAATACTTCCGATGCCACAGGTCAGTCAAGATGAACAGGGCTTCGTAAGGTTCTCTGTCCTGAGTCTCGCCAAGGGAGCCTGGACGCATCTATCGCCTCTCTCGACGCCCGAGGGATTCGCTCCCACCTTTACAAATTTCGACCTGCCCGGGGGCATCCCCACGTCCATGTACGGCGACAGCGATTTCATCGCCACCGCATGGCCGGCCGCATGGGGAAACGCCACCCTCCTCTGCAAACGGAAGATTGCGGGGAGTGACCCGACAACCATTCTTGCGGGAATAGGCGGCTACGTCGGCTACTGGACCGGAGCTGCCTGGGTTGAACTCCGCAACGGTCTTTCTACTGGCGGTCTCCAGTGGTCCTGGGTTCAATACGGAACGGATCTATTCATCAGCAACCTCACTGATGGAATCTATCGCTACGATGGGGATACACTTATGCCCGTTGGCGCAAAACCCATAGCGCAGGCAGAACTGGACGAAGCCGCCCTCTGGACAAACGAAACACCAGACGCCGTGAATTTCAAAGAGGGGATTGGCAGCGTCTACGTTACGTCGGGCAACCCAGGTGCGAGCGCGGCCTTAACCTTCACGCCGGCGACTACGATGGACGTGGCGACAGGTCGATTAAGCGCCAGGACTTATGCTGTGACCAAGGCCACCGGAAGTGACTGCTTCCACTTCTCGTTCAAGCTCTCGAATGGTGCTGGTTCTACGGTCACAGACACCACGACGACCTTCACGATCACAGACACTCTTGGGAAGTCACTTGCTTGGGGAGCAAACCTGTGGCGTACCGGCAAGAGTACCTCAGCAGCAGTCGTTGCGGTGAACGACAACAACTGGCACGAGGTTTGGCTGTTTCCGGTGGAGGCAACAGAAGTTGCAACCTTCAACCCGACTCTATGCGCGACCTTCAAATGGATTGTGACGACTTCGGCAGGTCAGACGAACATAAACGTAGAGGACATCTATGTCACCTACGTCGTAACGATGCCCGCTGTCGCGTATCTCGCGGAGTGGAAAAATATCCTCTGGGGTGCCCGGACAACCGCAAATCCTGATAGTTACTTTTTCTCCAAGGTCAGCGGCCCGGACGAGTATTCTGGAACCGCCACGAATCCGATCAAAGCCAAGGGCGAGGCGATTACTGGATTGGCAAACTTCTATAACCAACTTACAATTACTGTGGACCATTCGGTGCATTCATTGAGCGCGACGAATATTACCTCGCCCTATCCCGCCTACCTGTTTGACAATCAACAGGTAACAGACGAGGCGGGATGTTCAAGCCACCACAGTATCGTCAAGGCCATAAATCGCCTCTGGTGGCTCTACCAACGCGAGATGGTCAGTTATAACGGCACCGGCGTTGTTAAAGAGAGTCTGCCCATTGACGTGACTCTGGCCCTGATTGATGAGGCGAACCTAGATCGCACCGTTGGTGCAAAATGCCGGTCACTAAATCAGTTGTGGTGGAGTTATCGTCGGTCTGGGGAAGGGGCCAATGATCGAATCATCCGGTACGATTATGTGGCGGGTGCCTGGCTTCCGTGCGAGGGAATCAGCACGCCCCTACTCCTTCAGTCATACGCCAGCGGTTCTGAGAAACTATTGACAGTCAACAACACCACAAGGAAGATCAAGAAGCAGGCGGACTCGGCGAGTTTGGCCTTCAGTGGCACGAATATCGAGGGCACGATTTGCCTGCCCCCAATGAGTACGGACACCGCCCTTCAGTGGATCGAGGCATACATCCGGTATCTCACCAACACGGGGACCCTCACTGTGGCGTACCGAATCGTGGACAGTTACCGGGCGCTTGCGGCGGCGGGATACACTACCATGGAGGCAATCAATCAGGCACTACCGGGAGAACTAAACCAGTTGCGGATTGGGGATCAGGGGACTGTGTGCCAGATCCGGTTGACTACTTCCGGCGTCCGGGCACAGATTCAACCCCCGATCACCGTGACGACAATCCCGTTGAGTCCGGGACAGAGGTATGTGTAATGCCACTACTCGCTGACCCCATCCCAATCCAAGAGAACGACCCCGCTGCGGCCTATTACTATAACACGCAATTGCGGGCAATCTATATGGCGACCACGAATCTCTCGCTGACAATTCGTGATACCGCGATCCAGAATAATGACAAAGCGGGGAACCTACAGGCTGTCTACGTGACCTTTACAAGCAATGGCGTAGCGAACACAGAGGACACTGTTCCGCACGTCCTGGGATTCGTCCCCAAAGGGTACATCGCCGTGAAGCAAGATAAGGCGGCAATTCTCTACGACGGGACAACGGCGTTCACTACCACGAACCTCTATCTCCGGTCCAGCGTGGCAACAGTTGTCTGGACTGTGCTGGTGTTCTGATGCAAGTAACGAGAGGAACGTATATAGGCGCCGGTACAGACACCAAAACAATAGACATTGCTTTTACTCCCACGATGGTCTGGGTTGCTGCCTATATTAATGTGGATTTTGGATCAACCGTTTCCTTCAAGTTTCCAGCATTACAAGAGACAATAGCCGCTCCGGTGGATGGGCCGGGACTTAGCATTGAAGAAGGAGAAGGAAGTGATATGTGGGGCTCCTTTGAATTCTGTTTACAATACCAGCGGTTCGGAAGAACTGAGTTCGGCCCTGTGTCGAGCGTTTTTCTGCCCGAACCGCCTCCTCAGCATCGCATTTGTATTACGGCTGATGCCGCGCCTTCGATCATACAGAAGATCAACGTATGGGGTAGACAAGTGGCAGCAGGTCCAGACTTTACACTACTCTGGAACTTCCCACCTTCTGGTGGTTTATGGTGGTGGAATGTCATTTTCCCTTCGGGTACAGAAACCGCAACGGCCCCAGAAAACACTACAAGTAGGGCTAGTCTACGCCTGGGACTTGTTGCTAATGCTTTTCTTAAAGACATCATTAGTCTTAACGCAAATTCTTTTACTGTCGGATTGGACCTAAATGTAGACGGAACATCCTACTACTATGTAGCATTTAGCGAAGATTCATCTATCTTGGCGACTGGATTGTATAAAGGAACAGGCGGCGATAGAAACATTTCTGTCGATTTCCAGCCAGATATAGTCCTTAGCTGGGATGACGACTGGATAGGAACGATTTTGTGGTGTGCCAGTAGAGATGCTTCCGACGCATTCAAGCTTGGGTGCTGGGGTGATATAGACACGGACTTCATCTCCGGCATATATGCAAGTGGCTTTAGTGTGCAGGACGACTGGAACTATACCGGCGGTGGGTGGTATGGTCTCTATCCCTATATCTGCTTTAAACAGACAACTGGCGTAGTCTCCCAAGGGACCTATACGGGTGACGGGATGGATGATCGTGAAGTTCTGTGGACAGACCCGCCAGCATTCATGCTCATTGTTGGCGTTGATGCATATGATGATGGAGTTGATCACCCCGTTTTCAGGCATAAAGGTTTATCTGGGGACACATCTTGGCGTCTTTTTGGCGAGACCGCAAGTAACCTTATCCAGATACTACTAGTGAACGGTTTTCAGGTTGGGGACGATTGGGCTGTCAACTGGACAAACGGTTTTTATTACTATATCATCGTAACTGAGGTTACTGGCGGACCTCCGCCTGGTCCAGATTTTACTGGGACTTTCACACCAGAACCGTGGATTCTCTCTATTACACTTCCACCGTTTGGTCCAGGATCATTCAATCCACAGACAGGATCGACAAGTCATTACAACCGTTACAAGGCACTCCGTGGCCTAACTGCAATGCTCAACAACCTGCGTCTGAGTTGATAATATGCTTCGATCCCCGAATTTCCAACTTACGACCGTAGCAATCACCGCTGGTGCCGTGGCGAATGCAGAGTTCACTGTCGCGCATGGACTCACCGCAGATGAGAGGGGACTAATACCGCGTGGTTCCGTTGTCGTGCGCCGGAATCTAAATGCGCTCTTATATGACTCGGGGACCGCGTGGACAGACACAACTGCCTATTTTAAATCGGATACTGCCAACGCACAGTTCGCCGTGATGTTCTACTGAGGAGGGGAGACTGATGCCAAATTATGGATTTACTGGACCGGGGAGTCCCGAACTGACGACCCCGACATTCAGGTACGAGACTATTGTTGAGGGTATGACGCCGGAGGAGATCCAGGCTGCATATGAAAGTACGTATGGATCAATCCTGGCGAGTCCGGAGAGTTTCCGCGTCTCTCCCACTGCGGTGGCAGACTATTACAATCGGTTGGAACAGAAACTCACCGGCGAGGGCTTAGAGAGCATCGGCGGGGAATTGGCCGAGCGAGGGTATGCACCTGGAGGGGGGACCTTCGGCCAGCTCTATGGGCAACTGAGACAGAACATCGGTCTCGGACGCGCCGGTGCAGAACTGGGTCTGGAACAAGAGGCGGTTGGCAGAAGAAGTGCCTTCGCCAGACAGGGTGCGGTTGCACGGTACGCGGCCTTGGCAAATCGACGAAAGAAGACGACGCAGACTCAATATGGGCGAGGAGGTGTAGACGTCAAACCCGGAACAGGTTGGGCAGGATATGGGGGCGGCGGAGGAGGTGACTGGTGGGGCAGGACACCTGCGCCGTCAGCACCCGGTGGGAGTGTGGGCTTCGCTGCACCCGGAGCTGGAACCGGCAGAGGTATTTTCGGACTCGATGGTAATACCTATAGTACGATTTATCCCTCGCCAACCGTCCCGACCTGGGAAGAATGGTAGCGCAATCGTCAATGGTAAGAGAGGACACGCCAATGCCGAATCCGTATACATGGTTGAATCCGACGCCGGCAGAAATAGAGCGCCGAATCCTGTTCGCCCAACAGGGCGGTGAACCTCCAGAACCGACTACATGGGGACCAGGTGAGGAAGTCCTAGAACCGCGTCGCGCATTCCGCCAGATGGCCCCCACAGCGGCGGGCCTCATGGGGACTGCTACAGGGCGAACCATTCCCTGGACAGCGCCTGGGGTTGATGAACAAGGGGACGCGACAACCGTACCGGAGACGAAACTTCTTCCAATAATGGAACAGGGTGGGGTACGTGGCATAAGTCGGCTGGGGAACGTCCCGAGTATGACCAATCCCCCGCCGGAGACGGCGGGGTGGACACCCGCTCTTGCGGGAGCGGCACCTACAGCGTGGGCACTGAAAACGGGAACCTATCCGGGAGCACCGCCAGGCACCTACAGTACGCTCACTGGCAAATTCACGTCACGGGCAGAAGAGAACCGGCTTGTAGACGCTAGAATAGCACGGGAGCAGGCGGCGGAGGACCAAAAGAACAGCATCATCCAGGGTATGCTCGGTCCCTACCGAGAGGCAGTACGGATGTCCCAGTCATTCGATCCGCGAGAGCGGGTGACTGGGATGCAAGCTGTGGAGAAGATGGGGCCAACGTTGATGAATCTGTTGCGAACGGCGCAAGAAGTCGGAGGGGGAGAATTGGCTGGGGCACCGGGTGTTGGGCCAGCGAGTGGTGCTATTCCGGGAATCCACACCAGCATCAGTCCCGAAGGAAAGATCACCACAACGAGGACGACGCCAGCCATACCGGAACCCAAAATCGGTGGCACAGGGAATTCCCCCGAATCAGTTTTCGCTGAGTGGTCCCGTCCTGGTGGACCCTTGGCAGGAAGAACGTTTGCGGGTCTAACTCAGAACGAACTTGCTTCGGTCAACGCCGAATCCAACAAGCGAACGACGGATATTCAAAGAGAACGCGGTCTCGCCTTTGGGGCAGGTCGGCCAGTCCCGGTGATGGACAGTAAAACCGGCAAAGCAGAATATATGCCTCTCATAGAGTCAGAGCGAAGAAATAAGAAGGAACCGGGACGATATGTCGTTCTGGGTTCGCCTGGAGGTAAGTACGCTGGAGAAATGGCCATCGTGGCCCCTTGGAACATCCATCCATGGACCAAGGCCGATAGCCGCATTCCTGTGGATGTGAATTCGCTTAATCGCCTCGATGCGAAGATCAGCCCGCAGGAGGTCACTGCCGATGCGGAATCGGGTCAACCAAGCATGGTCCTGGTGGATAAGAGGGCGTGGACTACTGTGATAGCACCCATCCGTGGAGTATGGAAGAGTTACAAAGAGGTCAGTGATCGGATCAACAAGCAACTGGGGGTAACAACTGCGGATGCAGCAATTACACGACTTCAGACTGGTGCGGCGGCTGCCCTCGGATCGAGCACGCTTGCAGTTGATATCAACGCGCAAATCAGCCATGCAATCAGAATGATACGCGCTATGGGAGTTCTCGGCAACCTCGCTTCAGAGCAGATCGAACGCGAAATCGCGGCGATAACGGTTAATCGGGCATCAGCCGGGACCCGACAAGATGTCGCCGCACAAATCCTGATGAATACCGAATCTCAGGTGCGGAACTTCATTGAGTCGATGACGAATACGTCTGATTTCACTATGAAGGAAATGGGGCAGGGAGGGGCGGGACCAACTGGTGGTCCGCCGTCGGCAGGGGGTGGGGGCGGTGGGAACATCCCGAGATTGAATTCCAGTGGAATGGACAAGGTCAGAAAGTCCGCGCCTGGGACATCGTTCACGATCAACAAACAGATGTACACCCGTGAACAATTGCTTGGGGGGCGATAATGACTGAGAGTCTTGACCAGTACGTCGAGGGGGCCGCCCCCGAAAGTCTGGACGCCTATCTGGAAGGGGTGACTCCGCCTCCGCCGCAGGAACCGAGTGCTTTGAGTACGTTCCTCAGACCATTCGCAAATGTGGCAGAAGGTCTTGTCAATCTGCCCGGTGCCGCCTATCGCGCCGTGAAGAGTGATGTCGGACTGATTCGGAAAATGGCGGCAGAACCGTCCACGATCCCGGAGGTGGCGAAGGCGACTGCGAGAGGATGGGGACAGGCACTAACTGAACTCGCTCCGACCGCAGCGACGATGGCGATGGGAGCGATGGCGGCGGGACCGGCGGGCGCGGTCATCCTGCCGGCGGTCGAGAAATACTGGCGGTCGCGCGTGGAAGGGCAAACGATCCCACAGGCTTATGAGGCGGGGGCGACAATCGGTGTCGGTGGCGCGTTGGCGGCACAGGCCCCGACGGTGGCGCAACTGATGAAGAAACTGCCCGGTCGTTACCTCTCATTACCAGCAGAACGACATGCGGCGGGGGCAGCCATGATGGAGGAAATTCCTGGGAGATTCGGTGTGGACGACGCCCTTGTGACACAGAAATACAATACCGCTAGGCAACTGGGAGCGCAGGAAACGGTCGGGACCGCACCATTGACACAACTGAAGGGCGCAGCATCCCGCATGAACGCGGAGATCCAGGCCAATCCGATTCCCTCCCTCCGGGATTCCTCACTCGCGAAACAAGTCGCTAGTCTGGGGCGCGAGATTGGAGACCTTGGGGAAGGAGTGACGGCGAAGCAAGTAGACTCTATCATCAAGGGGATTAACCAACGGATTGCTAGTACCGAAGGGGCGGAGCGTGGGGCATGGAAACAAATGCTTGGAGCTACCCATGAGGACATGAAAGCCGCTGCCGCCACGACGGGTGATCCGGCATTCCAGGCGTATGCGGACGCAATCGGGACTGCCCGTCTGAATTTTCTCAAGGGGGACTTGGAAGAGGTAATCAAGACGGCTGGTGTTCGGATGCAACGAACCGGGCAATCCCTAGTAACCAGTCCTGGGGCAATCGTCCAATGGATGCGTCGAAATCCCGATTGGGTTGCCGCTGTGGAGAAAGCCGAACCTGGCCTGATGAATTCAATCCGGCAGGACATTCAAGAGATTGTTCCGGTTACTGATGTTGTGGGTCGATCAATCCCCGGCCAGCGTTTTGGGTCTGGCCGATTGGTACTTGGCGGTGCTATCGGGCATCTTCTATCACGGGTTTTGAATCTGCCGCCCGGAACCGCCGAATCATTGGGGGCCATCTTTGGGGGATTGTCACCGGGTATGGGAATGAAGATCTCCCCGGAGTATATTCGATCCAGCTTCCGTCCAATCACAACCGGGGCATCAACAGGCGGAGCGTTGGTTGGCGGCGGATTGGGGGCGGTCGCTCCAAACCTAGATGAACGACTTCGGAGAACTCAAACCGAGTAGTTGAAGTGCGCCATAATGAATGTGATGACTACAATGAATACGAGGACCAAAGAGGGGACCCCGAGCCATAAAAGAAACATAAAGGTCCCTATGTATGCAAGTAGATCCTTCATGTTTCACCTCCACCTGGACCCTATCCCCGTTTCTTGCCCCTGTCAAGGAGAAATGAGCGACCATGACTGATACCGACACTGGATTCGAAGGGTACGTCAAGGCCCGTCTGGAGGACATAAGCCGAGTCCAGGCGGAGCAACGAACGGAAATCCAATCTATCAATACCCAGGTTGGCACTCTCGCCGTCTCGGTCGGAGCCCTGAAGGCGACCGCCCGGGCCTGGGGCATCTTCGCGGGGGTCCTTTCGGGGATTGCCTCGGGTATCTTGGCAAAGTTCTGGAGGCCATAACGTGGAACTCAAACCTGGAGCCCAGACTGACAAACTCTATGTGGACATGAAGACCGTCCTGCCCCTGATCGAACAGGCACGGCAGGAGGCCCTGGCGACGGTCGCCAGTCTTCCTTGCGTCATCACGAGCGGCCACGAAGGCCACAAAGGGGACCATATTCATTCGGATGCCAGTCTCCACTACTTGGAGAACTGCCCCACGGAAGAGGGTCTCGCCGTGGATATCCGGACGGGTGATTTCGTGGAGGTTTTCGCCACGACCCTGCGGTTACTCATCACCCAGAATTTCGGGCGGAACGCCGGGTTTGATATCGTGCCGGAACATGACCACCTGCATATTGAGAGAGATCCGAAAAAACGCCCTTTACGGGCGAGGTAGCACTCTGGCGAAGTAATTGGAACTAACAACAAGGAGGAAATGATGTTTAGACTAGTCTGGTTTGTTTCCCTAATGTTCATGCCGGGAGTTGCGTGGGCTGCGGAGAGTGCGAACCCTGTCCAAGACATCCTCACATCCGTCATGCAACTTGTAGCCTTGGTTCTGGCCGGTCTCGTCATCTGGGCGGTGAAACTCCTCATGGCGCGGTTCAAATTACAGATATCAGACAGTCAAGAGGAGATCTTGCGGAAGGGTGCGAAGGACGCTATCTACTTCGCCGAGGAATGGGCCGCCAAGAAATATGGCGCCGATAAGATCATCGGGAAAGGGACCGAACAACTCACCGCGGCCACGACTTTCCTGCTGACCAAGATTCCTGGGTTGGATCAAAAGGCGGCCCAGGATGCGATACATGCGGCACTTGGTCAGGCCTTTGGGCTTGGCGCGAGCGGAACTACTGGCACACCTAGCGTATAATCTTGCCCGGACCGGTTCGGATGAGGGCCGGCCCGGAGTCGCCCCAAGGGAGGAGCCATGCGCTGGTACTGGTGGGTTATCATCGCTCTCGGTGTGACCGTGGGGGGATTCACCGTTTACTCTATCCAGGTTTTGAGGGACATCTTCCGTCGCTTGGGATGATAGGAGATAATCCCATGTGGGGATGGTTGGCTGCCATAGTCAAGGGATTCGCCGAGGCATTTTTCGGCTGGTGGCGTGAGAAGGAACGGGACCGCCTCTTGGTGAAAGAAACTGAGGAACGCCTGCAACTGATTGAATCCGAGGCCGCCCGCACGAAAGAGGAGAAGATTCGTCATGTCCAGAATGCGATACGCAACGAGCCTGGTCCTGTTGTTCCTGATCTTTCTGGCTTGCGCTCACCAGGTCCCCCTGGCCCCGGTCCGCCTGCCTGAGCCCGCACTACCTTATTGCCTGAATGAAGAGAAGCCATCCGAGGGCCAGGTGGTGGGGACCTATGTGTTCAACACGAAATGGGCGCTGGACAACATCATGGAGCCGTTTTCCAGCGGCACGCATGCTGGCCATCTGGCAGCAGTTGAAGCTGGCTTGAAGTGTGGCTCGGCCATCGGCAAGGCCCTGCGTGAGGCCATCGGGATCATTCGGACGTTTAACTCGCCCAAATAGGCCGCTGACGCGCTTGGAACCCCTTCCTTGCCATATCTCTGCTCAACCCATACCAGGATGCCTGTTCTGCGACCGGACATCTAGTATCGGATAGGTCCTGATTCCCCCCCAGAATAATTATAATTCCCCCTTGACATCTGGATTTTTTGTCCTATAATCCAATTTATGAAATACAAACTTGACCTTGCCGAAGCCCTCCGTAGTCGGAAGCGAATGACCGCAGAAGAATTCTCTTTGTCCCTCGGCTCATCCTATAATACATACCCACTGGCCCTCAAGCGCGGCTACCTCACCAAGCGCATGGTGCGCGACATCAGCCTCACCCACCATATCAAGATGGCCGACTTTCAGCCGGTAGACGGAGGTTAGTAGTGGTCTTATGACTTTTTCACCGGCTGGGTCCTAGTCACTCCGGCCGGAGTGACGACGGCGCAAGTGGCTTATTCCCCCGCCAGCCCAGCTCTTAATCCTGGGGGAATCGGAAAGGGGAATCCGATGGAAACGATGACGGTGAGTCAGTGTCTCGACAGTTATCAACTCCGATGTCATCGAGAAGGAATCAAGGGCGTGGCAATCCCGAGTATCCTGAGACATCTCCGGGAGCGATTTCAGGATACGCCCCTCTCGGATGTGATGACCCGCGATGTTGAACAGATGATTCCCGACCTCCGTACCGAAGACTACGCCCCGGCTACCATCCATGCCCATATCGCCTACCTGCGGGCGGCCATGCGATACGCCCACAAGAAAGGCGAGTTCGCGGTTCTCCCCTATTTCCCCAAGATCAAGGTGGACAACGCCCGCACTGGATTCTTCGAGCGGGATGAATTCGAGCGGGTCGTTGCCTGTCTGCCGGAACCTCATGCCGACATTGCGCGGTTTGGGTATGGGTGCGGCTGGCGCTTATCGGAGATCCTCGGCCTCCATTGGTCCCAGGTGGACCGTGTGCGCGGAATCCTCCGGATCACAACCTCCAAGAACGGCCACGGGCGGGTCCTGCCCCTAGTCGGAGAACTGGCAAAGATCATTGACCGCGCATGGCAAAATCGGATCGTGGGGAACAGTCTATCGGAATGGGTCTTCCACCGGATTGGGAACCGAATCCGCACAACTCGGTACTGGGAGAAGTGGAAGAAAGCCTGTAAACAGGCGAATTCAAGTCGTTTCTTCCATGACCTGCGCCGGACGGCTGCACGCGATATGATTGCCGCTGGCTGTGACTACCAGACGGCGATGGCCGTCACGGGCCACCGAAGCATGAGCATGTTCCTCCGGTATCAGATCGTGGATATGCGAGGGATCGAGCGAGGTTTACAGAGGTTGCAGGCCTATCGAATGGCGGCATAGGATTTCAACTCTCGTGAAAGGCACATTAATGGAGACCAAGTGATGAAACTCCGACTCGACAGCATCGACCTCGATGTCTCCATTCAGTGCCGGGCAAACATCGACACCGGCACCGTGAATGAGTATGCCGAGTGTATGACTGAGGGAAACAAATTCCCGCCGATCATTGTGTTCGGGACGGAAAAAAAGTCCTGGATCGGGGATGGCTGGCATCGAGTCCTGGCCGGCAAGCAGATTGCCTTGGTAAAGATTGACGCCGACCTACGATCCGGTAGCCGGATCGATGCGCTCAAGCATGCCCTCCAGTCGAATACCCTCCATGGGAATCGCCGTAACAATGCCGACAAACGCCGTTGCGTCGAGATTGCCCTGCGGGAGTTCTCGAAATTGTCTGATGTACAGATCGGAAAACTCTGTGGAGTTGCCGATACAACAGTTGCTACGTACAGGCCGGTCAGGGTCGGTAATACCGAACCTGAGAAACGCACCGGTTCCGACGGCAAGCAATATCCTGCCCGGCGCGAACTAAGCGAACCGCCTCATGGCGAAAAGGGGGAAGAGACGCCGACACCGGAATCCAAAGATCATCCCATCGGCCCGCCCTGTATGGGCATGGAACACGCCCGCCTCGCTATTTCGCACCTAGAGGACATTAAACCGAATGACAGTGAACGCAAACAAGCCTTGATCAAAGTGAAAGGATGGTGTGAGGAACATGGGGCCTAAACTACAAGTGACAAAGGATTACTCGATCTTTGAGTACCACAAGTTCAATCGGCCGATCCATGATAATCCAAGACTCTTGGCATCAATGAAGAAATACGCCTGGATGCCCAGTCACCCCATGCAATGTATCCGGGGGAAGGATGGCAAACTGATTGTCAAGAGGGGCCACCACCGATTGGAAATCGCCAAGCAGTTGGGGATCGGGGTCTGGTATGTGATTGATGAATCCGGTCCCGACAATCCCGGAGAAATGGAACCCGTGGAGTGGCCATGGTCGCTGGACGATTACGCTACCGCCTATTGGAGGACTGGAGATAAGGATTATGCCGAACTCCTATCATTCCGCAAGACGCACCATCTTACCCTTCGATCGGCGGCCAGTCTCTTGGCTGGCGAAAGCGCGAGTAGCCATAACCAATCCACGAAAGTCAAGGCGGGATCATTCAAAGTCGGAAATACAACTCATGGCAAAGTGGTTGTCTCAATCACCGACCGATGCCGAAACAGGGGAGTAATATTCGCCACTCAGACTGCATTCGTTTCCGCAGTATCGCTCGCAGTCCGCGTTCCTGAATTGGACGAAAAGATACTCCTACACCGAATTGAAATGGATGGGGCCAAACTTCGCAAGCGAGGAACGGTGAATGAGTATCTGGAAGAAATTGATGCCCTGTACAACTACGCGGCTAAGAAGCGAATCCCATTGGCTTTCCGTGCGCGTGAAGTATCGAAACAACGTCAGGACACTTTTGGGAAGGGCAAGTAGGAGAAAGAGCCTAACATGCCCGGGCGCCCCAGTCAAGGTTGGATGAACTTCCACAGCAAACTCACGGCTATCGTAGGCGATAACCGCAATGCGAGCCTCAAGAGAAGTTCCTTGCGAGGCGCAAAAAAGTATCAGGGTCCGCGGCCGGGCGGGATACCGGCGATTGAGGGAATCCGTCAGCCTGGAACTCGTGCTATGGGTACGATGACAATACCGCCAAAGGATGCTGGGGTAGAGGACGAGATGACGAGGCGGCGCAAGTTGCTCTGGCGGGCACGGCGGGGCGATGAGAATTCCCTAGCAGAATTGCGCGACAGAATGAGAATAAGTACGTGGATTCATAGGGGGAAGAACATGATTTTGGATGGTGTGTTGATGACGGCGAAGGGGACGGCATGAGCAAACCTCTTTGTCATCTAAGAGGAGATGAACTTACCAAGGCAATTAGTCGCCGCATAGCCGGGAACACAAGAGGACTTGGCTACTGGTCTGCCGTTGAGGCAATGGTGATTTTGATGCCAAGGAAGATAGCCAAGGATTTGCAGGTGAGGGTAAGTGAGCCGACCGATGATCGGTAACGCCGCCCTCCGTTCCTCCCGTATCTGGTGGCGGGGATTCCGCCGCGGTCACAAGTCGGTGTACCGGCGTCACCCCGGGTGGGCGATGGTTGGCATGTGGGTCCTGACGATTCTCCTATTCGGAGCCAGTATCGGCGTGACGTGGACCGCTGTTGATCTCGCCTTGAAGAATGTAAGCGGCAAGGCCATCGAGAAGACCACTATCGGCAAATGGGCCGCATGGTGGAAGGTGATGGAACCGGTCAAACATGATCGCCGATGACGCCCTGAGTCTCTTCTTTATCTTCGTCGCCTGCATCTGGGTGGTCGCAACTATTGCCGTTGCTCTGAGTATAGTTTACGAAGTGGGGGAATGGCTGGTGCGGAGGTTCCGATGGTAAGACGTCTGTCCCTTACCCAAACCGAATGGTTTCTCCTGATCTTCAGTGTTGCCACGGCAATCGGCGGGATTCTCTGGGGGGTCTAATGAGGGAGACATGTTAATTCTCATCGCGGATGACGACGCAGCGACACGGGAACTCTTACGGGCGGTCCTGTATCGAGGCAATACGATCCTTGAGGCGAAGACCTCAATTGAAGCACTTGAGATGATTTTGGATTCCAAACCTGACCTTGCTATTCTTGACGGCAATATGCCATCCGGGTTAGGCGGTGCCGTTGGGAAATGTGGTCTGGCATTGCTTGGGATTGCCAAACACGCAGGTGTGCGGGCAATTCTGTTCACAGCAGATCGCGAATTAGCGATTTATGCGCAAACCGAAGGTTATTGCGCATTGGTGAAGGGATGCTCGTTGACGGAGATCCTGAAGTCAGTGCAGGGAACATGACGATCATTCGAGATGATAAACTTGGCGGCCTCGCCATGATTCCCCTTCTTATAGACTGGCACGTTCGCCGTTGTAATGTGAAAGGATGCATTTCTCCGCCCAGTACAATCGTCGCGCAACTTGCTCCTGATCTTCCTCTCGCCGGATTCTGCGAGGCGCATTTCCAACAGGCGAATCAACTAGGCGGGACTACCTTTGATCTTTGTTTTGACGATTTCGATGCGTTGACGCGGGTGGAGGGACCATGATCGTTTGCGTGCAATGCCGCCTCGAGATGGACTGCCACAAGAACGCAGTTGGTGCGGATTTTGGGAACGGGCATGTATACCATTCCGACCGATGGAAATGCCCAGCTTGCGGAATCATGGTGCTAGTGGCATGTCTGAGACCAATCTTCGATCCGGAGTATACGGCCCAGGACGAATACCTGGAAATGGCAAAGAAGGAGGTAATGTGAATGCTTGTAATAGTTCCCAACTCGCTTCGAAATGCGATCATGGAAAAACTGGACGCCGCGATTCGGCAATGTCCAGACGCAGAGAAGGACCGGGACGTTTTATATCATCAACTGCTGGACTACTTTAACGAGCATCGAGTGATTCCAGAATTCAGCGTGAAAAAGAAGGTAGCGTGAATGCCGACTCAATCAGAACTGACCACGGTTCTTTGTCATAGATGCGGACTCCGAGAAGTAGATGACGAGATGGACCTGTGCGGGGAATGCTTCCAAGAACTGATTGACCGAGGATGGCAGGAATGGTTCGACCGCCGAGCAAAGGAGCAAATATGAGTAAGATTCATCTACCGGGCAACGATGGTCGCTCGCTCTGTGGGGCGCAGACAAAGCGAATTGCGAGACCTCCAGTCACGCCGACGTGCATCGCCTGTCAGAATGGCGGGAAGGCCCCGGTGTTTGACGAATCATCCGAACCGAACTGGGAAGGGAAGTGTGAAGTGTGCGGTCAGGGTCCAACCGTTAAGGAAACGGGTCTGTGCGGCCCTTGCACTTTCGGAGAGGCGGATACTGCTGGCGGAAATTGGTAGGATACGAAGGAGGAATTCATGTCCCTCTTAAAACCTCTAGGGGATGGTCAGGGATACTTGAAGGCGGGTTTCCTTGGATTCACAGCATCTGGCAAGACCTACACGGCCATGCTCTTGGCTCTCTCCTCACGCCGATACTTCGGACTCGAAGGACCTATCGCAATGTTTGACACCGAGGGCGGATCTGAGTTCATCGCCCCGTGCATTAGGGAGTTAACAGGCAAAGACCTCCTCGGCATTCGCGCCCGCTCCTTCGATGATTTATTGGCGACGGGTAAAGAAGCAGAAGCGGTTGGCGTCTCTGTGCTCCTCGTGGATAGCATTGCTCACCCTTGGGAAGAATTAAAGGAGTCTTTCAAGGCAGACATCAACAAGGCACGAGCTGCGAAGGACTGGAAACCCCGCGAATTGGAATTTCAGGACTGGGGCAAGATCAAACCGATGTGGGGGAAGTGGACGGATTTCTATCTCAACAGTAAACTCCATATCATCGTGTGTGGCCGCGCTGGCGACATCTACGAGATGGAAAAGAATGAAGAGACCGGACGCAAGGAATTGAACGTCACCGGCGTTCGGATGCAGACCGAAAAAAACTTTGGGTACGAACCGAGCTTGCTAGTCGAGATGAACCGGGAGCAGATCCTAGAACCAGTCACGCATTTTGTCCGCCGTGCTACGGTCTGGAAAGATCGGTTCGGGGTCATTGACGGCGCGACCTGCGATTTCCCCACGGTTCCGCCAACGGATGCCAAGCGCCGCGACAAGGAGTTGGCTGCGGTCTGGGCATTCTTCGGTCCACACGTCCAGTTACTCAAACCGGGCAGTTATGCACCAGTGGACACGGCATCCAAAACCAAGACTGGCGCTGATGAGGCCGGCGACACGGAATGGCAACGGGAGAAGAGAGAACAGACTATCTTGGCCGAGGAGATCCAAGGTGAATTGGTTGCCGCGATTCCAGGTCAGTCTGCCGAGGAGAAAAAGAAGAAGACGGGACTTGTCTATGATGCCTTCGGTACACGGTCTTGGACTGCCGTTGAGAACATGAAATCGTCGGATCTTCGAGAAGGATTGCGGAAACTTCGACTGTGGCTAAGGCCACCGCAAATATGGGCCGATTTGATCGCCGCCGCTGATTCTCTTGAGGGGCTTTCTCACATCCACAACGAACTCAAAGAGGCATCCGAACATCTATCAGGTGAGGAAGTGGTGTCTTTCCAACGTGAGCACGATAAACGCAAGGTGGCCCTGACGGAAAAGAAGTAATCCCCCCCGGCCCCGACACCGTGCTTATAAGGGGTGGGCCGGTGAGTCGCTCAACCGGCGAGTGACGTTCGGGGCCGGTAACGCCGGAGAAGGGAGACACCATGAGCCGAAAAATGAACAAGCTGGATTTCGCAGTCCTGTACGCCAAGATCCGAGCACTCCCGGAGAGGGACTGGCAGGCACTTAGGGAGTTACGCGAGAACGTCGAAGGGACTGACGTTCTGCCCATTCCCCACCGCCGTCCTGGTCGGCCCCGGGTGGAGAAGCCAAAGACTGAACAGTCGGAGGCGTAATGACCGCCCAACTCGCCCTTGACCTGCCTAGTGGCCTCGCCAGGAAACGGCGGGGGATGAGTCGCAACGAGGCCCGCGATGCGTGGTTCCTCTCGTGTATCCGGACGGTGGCGAAACGGATGAGCGGGGAGAAAGGATGGGTAACATCAGACCGATTGCGAACTTACGCAAGTCTATGGCGCATGAAACCAAGGCACCCTTCAGCATGGGGCAACGTATTCCGGGGGCACGGGTGGGTATGCGTAGGCAGCGAGCAGTCCGCTATCCCCGGGAATCATGGGCGAAGAATCAGAAGGTGGAGGTGGGAGGGATAAGAGGGCGCATGGCGAGGGTGCGAGGATGCCGGATGGACTCGCATGTAGCAGGCTAGGGAGGGCAATGTAGTAGCCATGCGCATGAGGGCGGCTGACTGTGGCGAAAAGCCGCGGGGCTAGGTTAGTAGCAAGGGGGTATGCCCCAAAGAGATGGTTGGGTACAGCGACCCCCGCGCCAAGGCCCTAGCCACGGCCAGCCGTCTGATTCAGCCCCAGGGGGAGTGGCAGATTGCCTGAAAGAAACCGGCTTTGAGTCGGCTCCCCCCTGTGTTTTTAACAATCGAGTTGGTACTAAAAGGAGAACATGATGAAGAGCTTGCCGAGAGTGGTCTATGTGAAGTGGGAGCGTGAGGGGGACGAGGAATATCTACTGGTATCGGAGAAAATGGATGGAATCGGCTCAGATGGTGAGAAGATCGGTGTGTACGAACTGAAACAAGTCAAGATCAAGAGGATACGGGAAAGTTTGGAATAAGATTGCTGGCGCTGCGATGCGGTCCTGGGTAACTTACGGCGTGGGTGGGGATGGATACGGGGCCATCCGGATTCGAGGCCGTAGAATGCCGGCCAGCGCCAGCACTTGTGGCGGCAGATAGTCTCAAGAGGAGAATATAATGGGACAAGCCTTTCTTTGCGACCGATGTAAAGAGTACCAAACAGGAATTCCGTCGAAACTGGGCGATGCTTCGATTGTGATGGATTTGTTCAAACCACGCTATTACCCCGAGTACTTCGAACTATGCCAAGCGTGTAAGGATGATCTGAGGAAGATTTTGAAGTCTTGGTGGGACCTCGGCGCAAAATAAGCAGGGCCTCTGCGCCCCGTAAGTTAGAGGAGCGACCATGAACGGACATTGCGAGGGATGCTGCGGGAGCATCCTGACTCCGATTTATCGGGATTTGGGGAACGGAGTGACAGTGGGTCAGGATTGGTTGCCATGTCCTGGCCTCGACATGCCCGCCGAACCTGCTTCTCTAAGTGCCCGCAACACGGCCCTTACTGTCATGGCCGAGGCCGAGAAGGGCCGTCTGGATGCCGCAACGGCAGAGGCGGTGCAGTCTGAATGCGCGGGATGCACTGAGAAAGACGCAGAACTCAGCCGCCTCCGCGCCCGCGACGAGGCGGCGAGAAATCTAGCGAAGTGGATTCGGGCATACCACGGTAATGAGGTCGGCGCTCTTGATCTACTGAAAGGCTGGGAGGAAGCAGGCCGATGAACGAGGGAACGGGTGATAGGGCTATCCGGTATTGTTTCTACTGCCGGGAACTGGAACATGGTACTGCGCCGTGCCCAATGTTGAGACGTGATCTCGCGGTCATGGAAAAGTCCCGAGACGGTTATTACGATGATGCTGAAAAATGCCGCGCAGACCTCGTGATCGCCACCCGGCAAATCGCCGCTGCGCAAGCAGAAGCCGAGTCGTGGCATCAGCAGATGAAAGATCGAGAGGAAACATTGCTGCGCGTGGGGAGTGAGCGCGATGCTGCGTGGGCGCGGATTGCGGCGATGAAGCGGGTGATAGAGGCGGCTCGGGATGCCGTGGGGATCGACGGCACAGGGCGTCCCTGCTTCCAGCCCGACTACAAATATGCCCCGGCCCTCTTGGATGCCCTCTCCGCACTCGACAAGATGACGCCATGACCACCGCCGACCTCATGGTCAAGATTGCAGAGCAATTCTTCCCGCATGGTGCCGTCATCACCTGTCCTTACTGCGGTAAGTCCGTGGAGGAAACCATGCTTGGTGCTGCCTGTTACCTTCGCATCGGTTGGCCCCGGTGTTGTGGGAATATCGTGGAGGTGAGGCCGAAGTTGGCACCAATCGAGACTGCGGAGGCGTCGAAGCCATGAAACCTCTTCCGCCTGCCCGTGAATCCGACATCCAGAAGGCCGTCATGGACTACCTCAGCACGCAGGGATTCGTGGTGTTTCGGCGCAATACCGGCGCCATGGTCGGCAGTTATAAGGGCAAGTCCCGGCTTATTCGGTTCAGTAAGCCAGGAATGGCCGACCTGTGGGGCTGGGATCGCAAGACCGGACGACATATTGAGGTTGAGGTCAAGCGCCCTGGGGAGCGACCGAGCCCGGAGCAAGAGGCGTGGCTGTCTGCGGCACAACGGGGGGGCGTTATTGCTTTCTGGTGTGACAGCGTGGAGGACTGCCGCAAGGCGCTGCTGGTGGAATTCATGGACAAGGCATGATCTGTCGCGTCGTGGAGGTGTGATGACCTGTCCCGACCGTTTCCATGCTGTTTGGACCTGCTGGCACGACCGCGACGCGGGAGCCGTGATAGAAGTGCAGGGAACCTCAGCGGTGGTGTGTTTCGTCGGGTTCACCCCTGACCATGACCCCGACATGACCACGGCAGAGTACATCTGCGAGTTGCACAATCAGCGGTTGCTGGATGAGTTGCATCCGGCTGGGCAATTGGATTTGGCGAAAGTGAGGCCATATGAACCGAGATTGCCACGGAGATTATTTCTACCCAGTGAAAGGTAAATGGATGTACCGCTGCCTCCTGGATAGCACCATCCTCAACGTTAATGGATTCCTAGACACGTGTCCCAATTGCAATCGGGAAATCAAAGCGAACCGGAGATTCCGTCGAGTGGCAGTACGTCGGATGAGTCAAGTAAAGATTAACGCCGAGTGGGGGTGGGAGGATCTCCCCCTCGGCGTGGCGCGGAAGGCGGGGCTGCTGAAGAGGCCGAAGGAGCCGCGATGATAAAACTTACCGGCGAGTTCAGGCATCTGGCAGGAATCCACGGCCGGGTAGCTAAGGCCGCCGGACTCGAACTGTGCCAGGTACGGTGCAAGACCTGCGGGAATAGTCAGACCGTCAAGGGTGCGGACTGTCTACGCCGTGGTTGGCCGAGGTGTCACGGGGAAACAATGCAGTTAATACCGAAGGAGCCGCGATGAGCGCCCGCGAACGGGCCAAGGAAATCTGTGGTCCGTGTCGATGCGGACCCCTCGGACGGCTGACACCCGAGAATAAAATATGCCTCACTTGCCGAGTAGAGGATGCCATCCTCGCCCACGCGCGGGCGGTGAGGGAAGAGGATGCGAAGGTAGTCCGTGACTTCGGGAGGCGTGATGAGTGGCACGGATCTATAGCGGACATGCTGCACGAGATCGAGAATTTTATCCGTGCCCGTAAGGTGGAGTGATGCCTGACGCGATCCTGCGCGATGTGTGGGAGCAGTGACTGATCCCGTCGTCATCGGGGAATATACCTTATATCTGGGCGATGCGTTGGAGATTCTCCTGACGCTGCCCGATGCCTCCTTTGCCCGGTGTTTGACGGATCCACCGTACGGCTTGGAGTTCATGGGGAAGGAGTGGGATAAGCTCGACGGCGATGCCTGGAGGACGGGAGGAGGCTTCTCACAACCCGGCATTGGAGAACGTACAACCCCGTGGGTGTCGTTTGGCTCGGGCGATACAGCAAATGCGACGTGCTCCCTGTGCGGAGGAAGGATGCGAGGGGCACGCAAGTGTGTCTGTCCAGTTCCAGAATGGCATGTCAAGGGGAAGCCGCTTCAAGCGGCCGGCGTTGACTCTCGGCAGGCGCAGTCGCGGAAGATGCAGTCTTGGCATTACGCCTGGGCCGTCGAAGTCCTCCGCCTCCTCAAACCCGGTGCCCCCCTCCTCGCCTTCGGCGGCACACGGACCTTCCATCGGCTGACGTGCGCCCTGGAAGATGCTGGCTTCGAGATTCGAGACTGCCTGATATTCTTATATGGCTCGGGCTTCCCAAAGTCCTTGGATGTGAGCAAAGCGATTGACAAAGCGGCGGGGACGGAGCGCCAGAAAGTCGCGGGCGGTGGTGTCGGGACGGATCTTCGTTATGGCGGGGGCTTTACGCCTAGCGTCCATCGTTCGGATATTCCTATTACCGATGCCGCCCGTCAATGGTCCGGCTGGGGCACGGCCCTTAAGCCCGCCTGGGAGCCAATCATCCTTGCCATGAAGCCGCTCGACGGCACCTTCGCCGAGAATGCGCTGAAGCATGGGGTGGCGGGGCTGAACATTGACGGGGGGAGGATTGAGGCAGAACCGTGGACGCGAATAGGTGAGCGCGATGACATGCGCGGTGGAAATTTCGGAAGCGGATCTGGCAAGAAAATATTGATCGGCGACGGTATCGCGCATTCACATCCCTCCGGTCGCTGGCCCGCGAATGTGATCCTGTCGCACACCGAAGACTGCGAGTTGGTGGGGATGACCGAAGGATACCGCGACGCTGGGGGTGGGAGAAATAAGCTTTGGTCGCACTACCGCGACGGCAAGGAATCTACAGCATCCGCAGAACACAAGGTAATTCCAGAGGCCAGAGAGCTATGGAACTGCACTCCAGATTGCCCGGTGCGGATGCTGGATGAGCAGAGCGGGGAGTTAGGTGAATCAAAAGGCGGGTGGTCCGGGTGTGGAGCGCGTGATCGTGGGTACGGAATGAAAGCGAGGCCGGAAGTAAGGGGATTAGGATTCGGCGACTCCGGCGGCGCGTCCCGGTTCTTCTATGCGGCCAAAGCCGACCGCAGCGAGCGGGAAGAAGGCCTGCGCGGATTCATCCCCTGCGCGAAGTGCAAGGACAAGAATAGCCTGACGCACATAGACGAGAAGGGCCGAACGGTCAACTGTGTACGGAACGATCATCCGACTGTTAAGCCGCTACCGATCATGGAATATCTCTTGCGACTGACGAACATGCCGGGACTCGCCCCCGTGATTGACCCGTTCATGGGAAGCGGCACAACGCTGGTCGCGGCGGCCCGCCTTGGGATTCCGGCGGTCGGCATCGAGCGGGAGGAGCGGTCGTTCGAGATTGCGTGCCAGCAGGTGGAATATGCCGTAAAACAGGGTCGCCTCCCTTTCGTCGAGAGGCCGAAGGCGGAACAGTTGCGGATATGACAGTGATTTTCATGTGGTACCCGACACGTCCTAGTCCCGGCTGGCGTTGCGTTGCCATGCGGTGGGGATTCGGATGGGTGAATAAGTTGTGGCGAAAGATATGATGTCCCTCGATGACGACATGATCGCCAGCATCCTTGCCGCCTACATCCTGGCGATTCTCTGTGGGCTGCTCTTTGAAAATCGAAACACAATGACTAGCGGGAAAACCAGAGGCCCGTCCGGGTGACGCCGGCTGTGTCTCCGTTCAGCTCCCCGCTAGGTCCCTAGAGGCACACTAGGGACGCAGGCCGGGCCGGTATTGCGCCGGCCCGGTCTATTCTTTGGCAGGTGGTTTGGGCCTATTCCAATCCGTCCGCTTGCACTTCGGACAGATTCGTGGCGATCCCTGTGCAGTTTGCTTGCGCTGAATCCAAGGACCGTGCCCGCAGAGATCACAAACGTAGACCCGCACTTCCACGACCCATCCGCCAGGAAGCGGGGCAGAGAGGATTCGTTCGGTCATGACGTGCCCTCCGTCGCCTGGATGGCGGCTTTCATCTTGAACTGTACCGGCCCGTAAATGTCATTATGCCAAAGCAAACGACGGGTTTCCGTCAATTCCTTCAATCCGGCCTCGCACGCCGCCAGCAGGGCAGGGGCGGCCTTGACGACAGGAAGTGGCACGTAAAGGACCCGGGAATCATCTACAGGGTCAGAAACGAGCGACAGTTGATTCCCTGGTCGATACTGCACATTACGATGGATTGAAATGTAAAGAGGTGTGTGGCTCATGGTGTCTCCTTTGTCACTGGTCTCGTCGCATATCCGACGTATCCCTGGATAAGCCCATGATCCGCAAAAGACCACGATGTTTCAGAGTCGTTTGGCAAGATAACGTGATCCATGCACGGAATTCTCATCATATCCCCGAGCTTGACCAATTCTTCCGTCAAGGCTCTATCACCTGCCGATGGCATCTCCGATCCCGACGGATGGTTATGCACGAGGATGAATGCGGCCGCGGCCGATAGGATGCAGCCACGAAAGACCTTGGCGGGATAGATTGCTGCATCAGTCGGGCCACCTTCGCTGATGCGGTACAGTCCGAGGATCCGGTTGTCGCCCGCCACCATGACAATCCAGCAGGATTCGTCAATCTGACCATCAAAGATCCTAGCCGAGCGAAACAAAGTCGCAACATCTTTCGAGGATGTGATCTTATTACCTATCCAGGACTGTTCATCGCCAATGGGCAAGCAACGGTAAGTGACTTCCATTTCTCTGACGAATCTCATGGCGTCTCCTCCTCATGCCATGTGATGCGTTTCTGCTGAGGACAGATGACTCCGGTAGCCCCACAGCGGCACTGGATGCTGATATGTGCTCCCTGCGCTGTGCAGGGCTTCCCGCGCATCCCAGTCCGACAATTTGGGGCAACGGTGCCAGCCCCGTAACCCCACTGAGTACCTTGCATTGGTTTGTGAGTGTGGTTCATGGCGTCCTCCTGCCCTTGCGGGTGCCCGCCGGCAACGGCGGGGAAGAGGTTACTCTTGCGAATTCCCTTCCTTGTCCGCGATCCATGCCGCGGACCCTCCAGCCCACGGTACGGCGATATATTCGCCGTTAACGAGCTGGTACAGAGTAAAGCCATCTTCGGGGCCTTCCCCTGTGCGGCGGGAGTAGATTTCCTCCCCTTCCCACACTTGCCCCCATGCCGTAAATGTTTTCATCTTCCATCCTCCTGCCCTCGCGGGCGGCTACTTTCTGCGCCGGTATTCCTCAATCAAACCGTGATCGGCAAACGACCAGTGCGCCTGGTTTCCAAGAATTATATGGTCAACGCAGGGAATCCGGATATAGTCCCCAGCCCGGACCAACTCCTCAGTGACGCCTCGATCTGCCGCTGAGGGGTTTATCTCGCCGGATGGGTGATTGTGGACGAGGATCACAGCAGCAGCATTGACGAGGACGGCGCCGCGAAAGACCTTCGCCGGATAGACGCCGGCATCAGTCGGCCCCCCTTCTGAGATCCGGTAGATGGCCAGCAGGCGGTTGTCTCCATTGACATAGATGGCCCAGCAGGATTCGTCAATTGCGTCGCCAATCACGGGCACCATAAGCGTGGCAATCTCCCGCGAGCAGGTGATCCGCACTTTACCTTGTCCGGTCGGGCGCGGATCGCCTGCCTCGATCTTCGCGTATCCTGGGACGAGTTCTCGGACCTTCATCACGGGGGTCATGTTGTCTCCTTCTCACCCGGCCTTCCACCGGATGTGGGGTTTACGCCCCCTTGCGGGGGTGGCTCACACAAGAGCATCCAAAGCCTTGGTCACAAGGTCGAGCACTTTCTGGCGCATTTCGTCGCGGTCAATGAAACCGTCGCGCTTCGCGGTGAGGACGTTGGCATCCACCGAACCGAAACCGATAGTGACGTAGTAATCGGTGCCGTTTGACGTGTCCTTGCGTTCCGTTTTGATGACTTTCATTGTCTCACCTTTCCCGCGTGTACCATGCGCGGCCCGGTAGAGTAGGTTAGGAGACGGTTAGGACCTTGCGAAAGACCAGAACCGTGACCGCGGCCGCGAAAGCCTCAGACCCGGCACGGCTATTCAATTGCCGAATGGTCAGTTTCAGGGCTGCATTGGCTGCAATGATGGCAGCATGAAGCGGATCTCGTACCTGGCTCGGTTCTGAACCGTAGTACCGCTTGAATTCGGTTACGATGGTATCCCGTTCACTGTCGGTCAAGGTTGCGTAGGTTTTCATGGCTCTTTCTCCTTAATCCTTCGGTCGGTTAGCTATTGTCCTGAATGTGGATGGCCAGTGCCTCAAGCTCCCGATACACGGACTGGAGTTTCTCGACCCGGATACCATGCTCTTCGATTGCTACCGCAAAGGCACCGTTGCCCTGCACGTAGTAGTCCCGGGCACTTGGGGTAGCCTTGACCAGGGCTGATACGGCATCTCGCACTGCATGGCCAGCAGTTAGCACTTGATTGAACAATTCTTCCGCCGATGTTCCGTTCAGGTGGATTGTTGGGAGCATCATGGCTCTTTCCTCCGGTTCGATGTGCGTTGCTACCAGCAGTACGTGCAAAGTGGATACCATGATCGGCACGGGAAAAATCCTCGTAACCATATGTTTTTGTGCGTATGACCTAAACTGTCAAGGGACATATTGGGACGCATGGGACACTAAGAAAGGGACACAATGCCACGAATTCGAACGATCAAACCTGAAGCTCCCCAGCATCGCAAGGTCGGCAGGTTAAGTGACCGGCAGTTCCGGATCTGGGCAACGTGTATCACCCAAGCCGATGATGAGGGTCGTCTGGTGTGCGATCCTGAACAAGTGCGGGTCTGGGCGTTCGCCTACCATCCGGATGTTACCACGGAAATCGTGGAGGACGCGATCCAGGCAATCGCCCAAACCGGGCTAATGAAGTTATATGAGGTTGATTTTATCCGATATGTCTGGTTCCCATCTTGGCGCGATCACCAGCGTATAAGCCACCCAACCCCGTCGAAACTGCCTGCGCCTCCGGAGGATTCCGGAGGATTCCAGAACCTTCCACACGGAGACTCCGGAGGACTCCACAAGGAGACTCCACACGGATTGGATCGGAAGGGATTGGAAGGGATAGGATCGGAAGGAGGAAAGGAAGCCTCCGGAGATTTCCAGAAGATTCCGGAGAAAACAACAAAGGAGCCATCGCCGGCCAGCTCTCCCGATGGGAGCGCCGGCGCTGGGGAACTACAAAACACGATAGAAAGGGTAGCGAATAAGATGGGATTCAACCGACAAAAAAACTCTTGACAACGGACAAAAAAGGACTAGTGTATCCGAAAGGAGACACCATGAGACTGAGCGGTAGGCGGGAGATTATGGGGTACATGCGGATCAAAAACCTGCGGACGCTTAACAAATACAGGGGTTTAGGGTTGCCTGTGCATGTTACTCCGATAGCTGGCCTGTTCGCCCTGACCGACGAGTTAGACAAATGGGAGATCCCCGGGAGAAAGAAAGCAATCAGGGGTGTATCCAAAAAGATAACAACCGGGGAAGCAAGTGAGAGTGCTTTCCAAGCTCTTGCGTTCGCCCGAAACGCCAAGACAGGTCAAGGGGCGAGGTCTGGATAGCATCTCGGCACAGGTCTGGAGCCGGCAACCAGCTCGCTGTGGATGACCTCAAGATGATCTGGGGCTCATCCGATACCACAACATGTGGTAAACGAGCATGAGATAATCACGGTTTCACAAAGGCTGGTTGCTAAGTACGCGCTAACATGGGGTCTATAGTAAGATGTCTGATAATACACAGACTGTGAAATTGGGCTTGTGAAAACTATGGAGACCTGGTTTCTCCACATTGGCGACCCCATGGAACCGGCCCCCGGCCCCACCCCCCCCGGCGTCCCACCTCTCATGGCCATGGCTACCCCCTCCTCGGCATCGCAAGACAAAAACGCCTGTGACCATACTTCTTCGCGGGTCGATCTGATTCCAGTAACTCTCACACTTCTAGATCCCGTTCCTCCCCCCGACTTCCCCTTCGAGTGGCGCTGTCTCGTGCCCCACTTCGGAATTCGCTGTCCGAAGTGCAGCGGTGAGGTGTATGAGGCCACGGTATGACCATGCACATCGTTGAGTCATTCAAAGGACTCCATAAGTTCAATATCGAACTGGAGACAGTAAAGTGTACTTGTGCTCTCGTGTTCAATACGGAGGTGGAGCATTATCGTGATCCCAACCTACTTCCTCTTGGATTTGGGCATCACTACGCCGCTTGCGATTTGTCCAAGAAGGTAGAGGCGATGTGTCGGGAGACTTTGGAAAAGGAGAAAAGAATCTTTGCCATGACCGAAGACACCGGCGGCAAGCCCGTCCTTATCATTTCACCCGACCGTGTGATCTCCGTTCCCGAGGGAGTGACGTTGGATGAATCCGCGATTGGGTTGTGGAACGCACTCCAAGGAATCCTGCCTCCTGAATGGCAGATCAGAGTAGAACCCGGAGACCGGCCCTCCGAAAATGTGGCCAAAGGGGCAACGGCATGAAACCTATCTGGGTCCTCGGCTGGATCTGGTGGTGGCCATGGAATTTCCCATTTGATCGGGGAACAAAAGCCCCACCGTGGGGACCGTGGCGCTGCACAACGGTCGTCTTCGAGGGATTTCATTCTACCGGCTGGTGGTTTACCTGGTATCACCGTTCAGTCCGGCAGGCATTGTTGGATTTTCGTGAGCGGGTGCTGGGGCTAGAGGAACCCGTGGATCCCAGATGTTTTACTTACTCCGCTTCAACACTGAACACACCGACAACGACTTCAAGCAACACAAACATTTTTACCTATATTCTGACGGGCGGAAACGTGAGGAGTCTCTGACATGACCGAACCCCTCGACCCCATCGCTCAGGTCCGCGAAGCCCTCGCTACTGAACTTGAGGACGAACTTGTCCGCCTCTGGCTCGCCGGCGTGCGTGGGCCGAAGCACTTGGCAACGGCGTTGGCGCGGAAGGAACTGGGGCCGCAAGCGATGCCCAGTGAGGAAACCTTCCTAGCCGTCAAAACCTGCCTGGACCAAAGTTCCTGGATGAGAAAGTTGATGTGGGCGAAGGAGAACTTGGCGAAGTCGGTGCAGGTGGACGCGCTGAAAGCGTGCCCGGTCGCCCTTCAGGCACAGATTGAGTTGGCCAGTCCACACAACGAGGACAAACGGACCCGGAACTCTGCGGCGCAGTTTCTCCTTGCGTCCGCGGCCGGACTCTCGCCGGCACAGAAGCATGAGATCAGCGGGAACGAGGAGTTTATGAGCCTGTTCAAGGAGATTTTCCCGAAGGCAGTTGTTCCAAAGGAACCTGTAGAGGCGGTGCGGATAGAGGAGACCGAGTGATGGACCAACCCGTTCCAAGTGATTATGGCGAAACCGTAACAGTCGAGGATTCCATAAACATCGTTGCCCGGTCGTATCACTGGTCAAAGCATGGAGACATTTCTGAGGCCGTTATGCACCTGTGGATTGACCTGTGGATTGCGGGGCAACCCGAGGTCCGGCGCGTGTACTGTTTGTGATGCTACGACGAGTTTCTGTCGCGGAATGTGAGTGAAGCCAAGGTGAAGGACTGACGATGCCCCCCGCTCAATCGTGTGCCGAATGGCATGAACAGTATCTGAAGCGAGTCGCTGTCCTCATCAGGTGTGCGATAGAATTCGTGGACTACGTGGAATTGGAAAAGGTCAAGACCATAGGCGAGGAAGCCTGCGATCTGCGACATTCTGTATATGCGTTGAGGGATTTTATCCGCGATACGAAGCGGATGGAATGGACGAAAACCTAATGCCCCTCTCCGACTATCCCCCTGATTTTCTGGCGCTCGGTCGGGCGAACTGGTACGCCAAACTCGACCCACCCTATGTACCCAAACTCGGCCAGCGGCTCATGGACGAGGCGGTGGACGCGGGGAAGCGATTCGTTTCCTACTTCGCGCCGCCACAAGACGGGAAAAGCTATCATATAGCCCGGAGTGTCGGTTCGTACCTGATGCTCCCGGATACGCACTTGTGGATCGTGGGAGCTACATATCAGGACGCCTCCAAGGAGTACGGGTATCTGTATCAGGATCTCGCCGGTCTCGGACTCCTGCGAACGGCACGCCGCAAACATTTTGATATTCGCGGTGGGAATATGCACACGGAGTTGCGGAACGGGTCCTGGGTCCAGGTAATCTCGGCGGAGAACCCTGAGAATCTCCGGCGCGAGCAACTAGATGTGGTGATTCTGGCTGAAGCATCGAAACTGACCGAGAATTTGTATGACCGTTACCTGTATGGTCGTGTTGAGAGACGACGCGGCAAGGTCTTCACCGGCACGACACATAAGGGGTACGGGTGGATTTGGCAGGATTTCGCGGTGCCCAGTTTCCCGATGAAGCCGAAATCCGGCATCTGGGGTCCCTGGAAAGACGGTCGGAGAGAAATCCTCGCCGGTGAACCAAACCCGGACTACGACCCCGATTACTGGAGTTGCCAGGTCTCCTACGTGCCTGAGTTCGGAGATGTTCTGCACACGGGCGAGTACCCGCCGGAAGTCATCGAGAAGGCCCGCCGGAGACTGCCCGCCCCGATGTTCGCAGAGCAGTTCGGCGGGGAAGCGGCCTCGTATGCGGGCCTCGTCTACCCCTTCGACCCCACCGTCCACGAATGCGAACCGTTCGAGATTCCACGGGACTGGACCCATGTGGTCGGATACGACCACGGCGCAGGTGGGGGAAGCGACCCCACGGTCATTGTGTTCGGGTCCTACAGTCCACGAACCGCCTTGTTCACCCGCCAAGATGGGGGTCTGGCATTCTCTCAGGGCGAGACGCTGTACTGGTGGGGGGAGATTTTTGACACTGAGGTCCACTCGATCAGACAACGGGCTGGATACATCAAGAGCAAGTTGAACGGACGCAACGCCATCATCATGCGGGGCCGGGACCAGAAACAGGTCGCCAAGGAACTCCTGGACGAAGGATTATTTTCCAGTTACTCGACTGACCCCGAAGTGACGGCACGCATTATCAGGATGACAGAATTACTTCAAACCCGCAAGATGAAGTTCATGCGGGGTCGCGTGCCGAATGGCAAGCGAGAAATCCTCGCCTATGAGTGGGATGAAAAGAACCCAGGAAAACCGATAGACCGAAACGATCACTGGTTAGAAGCTGCTGGTTATGCTTCGCTGGCCCCCGTTGATATTCCAGAGGCGACGGTCCCGGACGAGAACCTGGGCGAAACGATAGAACAGCGCGTTGAACGAATGCGTACCAAACTCGTTTGGGGAGAGTGGCAGAAAGAACGGCGGGAAGCGGAAGATCGAGCGACTGGCCGGAGTCTGGAAAGTATCTTTGAACCGAATCCACTGGAGGAAGAGCAACTGGTGGTGGAGTCATACGCGCCATGAGAATCCTTACCGGCAAGGACCGGGAAAAATATGGTGGAATCATTGAACGTGTGGAATCTCTCAAGGCACAACTGGAATTCCTGGAATGGGTGAAGAAGGAACTGAATGACGAACTTCAAAGAAAACGTGTAGACTGCGACCGCGAACGCCAGCGGGCCGACAACGCCGTGGATGCCCTCCTGGCTATGCGGGGCGTCCCTCCCGTGAGTCCACAGTTGGAGATACCGCCAGTCAGTTATGAGAATCCCCTGAAGGAGGACCCAGCGGAAGTGGAACGGATTGAGGCCGATATGAAGCGACTGGGGGTCGGAGTGGTCCTGGCGCAGGAGGCGAGGACGTGAGTCCGGAATGGGTGATGAATTAGATGGCATTCAACTACCCGAACGGTCCAGACGATCATAGCGGCATTATCCAATACGCCAAGGATATCGCCCAGGCGAACCGTACCTTCTGGCATGCCGTGGAGATGGCCGCCTGGAGGAATATCCTGTTCTTTATGGGCATCCAGCGCCTCGTCTATAGTTCCGTCGCGCAGTTCTGGCGACCATTGGGTCTTAGCAAGGATACGCCGCGTCCAGTGACGAACAGGGTCAAGCCTCTCATCAACGATTTGGCCTCTAAGTTGATCGGATTTAAACCACCCATCACATGGGGTCCGGGTTCTGACCAAGAGGCTGACTACGTCGCTGCGTCCGTCGCTGATCGGGTAAACACCGCCATTGAGAAAGAGGCCGACATCCGGTCCCTGAAACCCATCGCTGCCCGATGGTTGGCTCTCACGGCTAATGTGTTCCCCGTGAGTACCTACGATAACAGCCCCGAGACTGGGACTACATTTGTTCAGGCCGAACGGTGCCTTGATTGCGGCAAGGTCTCCATGCCGAAGGACATCCAGGAAGTGGGAAACGTCTGCCCGCAGTGTGGGTCCATGACACCCGTGGGTATCGGTCCCGAGGGCGGACTGGTCCACGAACCCGTCCCGAATTTCCAGCCGGCAGTAGATCCGAACGGCACGAAAATCGGGCTGGAGTATCCCCGAGGACGCCACCTGATCGAACTGGAGAATGTCTTTACTACCCGGTTCGATCCGCAATGCGGTCGCTTCCATAAATCTCCCTATGTGCGGATTGCCCGGACTATGGATAAGTCTTGGGTTGCGGAACGGTGGGGGGATGAGTTTGCGGAGTCCGTGGCCTTCTCCCGGGCGACTGACCCGTATTCCACCCTGTTTGATAGTCTTGCCATGACCGCCCTGGGTGGCGGAACTGTGACAAGCGCCTCGACAGGAGAGAGTGACCGCGCCCTCGTAGAGCGAATCTGGATTCGCCCGCATCCGACGAAGGCACCAGGCGGAATCCATGCTGTCATCATCGGGGAGAAGATAGCGGAATCCGGGTCGTACCCGTACCATGACGAGCGCAATATGCCAATGCTGAACGTGGCCCACATAGAGTTTGACCAAGTGCCGGGTCGCGTTCTGGCCTCCACCCGTTGCGATGATATCATTCCCCTCCAGGAGGAAATCAACGAACTGGATGCCCTTATCAAGTTGCACCATCGTCGGATGGCAAACGCCGTATGGACGGTTCCGCACGGGTCAGACCCGACCAAAATCACCGGAGAGGGCGGCATATACATTCGCTACAATCCTCTCGCCACGGGTCACAAACCTGAGCGAGCGGCGGGAATCATGGTTCCGCCGGATATCTACAACTACCGGGAAATTCGGAAAAAGGAAATGGACGAGATTTTCGGTTCCCTTGAGGTCTCCCGTGGTGAAGCCCCCCGGGGCGTGTCCGCCTACGCCGCGTTGCAAATGCTGGATGAACGCGCCTCGCAGGGGCAAAGTAACATCATGGCCAACTGGGCACTCGGATGGATGGAGGTCAGCCGCCAGAATATCAACATTTGGCGCGAGTGGGCTGACGAGGACCGAACCATCAGTCTCGGCGTCGGGCGGTGGGCCACGAAGAAATTCAGCAAGGCCGAGATGATCGGCGGGGTGGATATTGACGTGGATGTTGGTCCTGGCCGACCCATGACGATGGTAGCCAAGATGGCCCGGATAGGCCAGTGCATCCAAGAAGGCGTCATCAACGTGTTTGACCCCCAGGTCCGACACCTGATCCTACGGGCCGCTGGCATTCCCGAACTCATGCCCGACTACAATAAACACTATATCAGGGCGGCCAGAATCGTGGATCAGATCATCTCGGCGCGGTCGGAGGAGGAATTGCCGCCGCCGATTATAGCGAGTATGCCCTTTGATAATCATTCCGTCCACCTGGAGGTATTACAGAGCATCATCCTGGATGAGGTCTTCGAGACGTTGCAGGACTTCCAGAAGAAGGCCATTATCCTCTTGGCACAGATTCACTATGAGGCACTCCGAGAGGACATGCTGAATCAACAGGCCCGGGCTGGGCAGAATGCCCCCCGGATTGCCGGGAAGAAACCGTCTGGCGGTGGGGGCGGTGGGGATAATGGAGACGGAGACTACAACACGGAGGAAGGTGTCTTGGACCACGAACGCCAAGATGCGAGTCCGGACGTGATGACGGGAGCAAGAGTGTAATGGACCGACGCCATAGATGGATTCGGTTTAGGAAAGGAAAGTTCACAACGCGGTACATCTGTCGCGTGTGCGAAAAGCGGGCGTCGGCTATCCATGACTTTACGGGGAAGATCAGTTCGATGCTCAAGCGATCCTTTCTCCCGCGAATCGTGAAGCAATTGAACAGTGACACGCCACTCTTGGCCCTATTTCCAAGGACGGGGGCGAGGGTATGAGTGAACCTTGGCCAAAGCATGAAGTGATTACCCTGAAGTTAAAAAACGGGAATGAATTGGTGATGCGAAAAGATGCGGTCCTCACCATTGAATATGACTACGGAAGTAGGAATTTGGCATGCAAGGTCAACGGGATTGAAACGGAAAGCGGGTATGATTTTATCGTGTCCGAATTGGGATGGCGGTGCAAGGATAGGTCTCTGATATGAGTGACCCCATCCCCTCCAACATCTTCGTCGCCATCAAGGCGTGGTTGGAGTTGAAACAACCGTGTCAGATTCAATTGAACGTGTCGCCGGAGGGACGGGTCGTTGACGCGGATCGCGTGGTAAAGGAACACGTGAAGGCAGAGTAGTCATAATCTAATATCGGGCCAACGAACTAAACCGAGCCCCAATTTGGTCATTGTGACCAGGTTGGGGTTTTTTGTTTCTGGAGGAGGTTACACATGCCGATTTCTAAGTATTTCAAGGGCCATGGGGAAGAGGTTATGGCTTCCATGCGGAAGGCGCATCCAGAGTACAGCGAGAAACGGGTGAAGGCGGAATTCTACGCAACCGAGAACAAGCGGAAGAAGGCGAAGGCGAATCCCTATTCGTCCTTGCGCCCATAGGGCAGTACCCGGACTCGCCCACCGGAAACAATGGCAGTACCCGGGTTCGCCGCCGGGAAGGAGTGAGTCATGTCACCAGATGCACCGGACAGTACAGCGACGTCGTCCACCGCAACCGAGGTTGCAACTGAAGTCACTCCAGAAGAGCCTATCGTCCCAGAGGAAATCAAGGACGAGAAGCAACGGAATCGCGTCCAGAAACTCGTCACGGAACTGAAAACGACCATAGAGGAGTTGGGTCGGTACAAAGCCCACGGCAGTATCGAGGAAATCGCCGGCCTCAAAACCCAACTCCAAACCTATGAAGGTCGGTTGAATGCTCAGATCGAACGATTGGAAAGCGCCCGAGAACCCGGAGAGGCGAAGTCGGACGACCAGAAGAAACTTGAATCAGCCAGGGCCGAAGCAAAGGTCGAAATCCGAAACATCGACGGCGGTATCGCCAGAGGGGAACGGGCCGCAAACATTCTGGACGAGATGACGGAGGGTCTGGATGAAGAGGCTCTTGAAGCACAGGTGAATTTGATGAAGGAATTCGGGATGTCCACAAAACCCGAGGACGTGGAGCGGGTCGCAAAACTCGTTTCCGCCGAAATCAAAGGCAATCCCAAACTCAAGCGACTCTATTTCCGTGATCCGGAGGCCGCCGTTAAGCGTGGACTCACCAGCGTTCAGGAGCTTTTCACTTCGGCAGCAACCCGGAAGACCAATGCCCAGATCCAAACGGACAAGGAAAAACTCGCCCACCTTCCCAAGTCGCACGGTGGGGGAGGGGCGGCAGTCGCAACCCAAACACCAGCGGCTCCCCAGACAGCCGCAGAGGGTGTCAAACGCGCCATGGCTAGGCTGCGGGAGCAATGAGGTAGACCATGCCAAGCAATACCTCCACTGTCGGTGCCCTCCTCCACGAGGAGGTTGAACCCGGCATTGTGAACCAGCTCAACAACGAGACGCCGTTGCTCGATTCCTTCGAGAACACCACGGATACGGCGATCCTCGGCAATTACAAGGTCCGTGGCATCCAGGTCAACCGGAACCGGGGTGGGATGTACACCGCAGAGGGTGGACCCATTCCCGTGGCTGGCAGTGTCGAGATCCAGCGGTTGATGATTCCCGAGCGGTTCTACCACGCTCCACTGAGTTTCACCGAACAGGTGTTGAATGCCACCCGGTCAGCCGAGGGGGCATTCGCGGACGTGTTCCGGCTCGGAGTGGATGACCTCCAGGAGGGCCTTCGCATTCGCCGGAATCAGATGCTCTGGGGTGATGGCCGAGGTGTCCTGGCCTTGGTAAACGGTGGTGCCGCCGCTGTGACTCAGACCCTCGATTCTCCCGGCGGTATCGCTGGGGCCGATGACGGGGTGCGGTTCCTGAACGTCGGGGACTGGATCGGGTTCGTGATCCCCGGTGGTGGACTGCGTGTTGCCACCGCCCATGAGGTCACTGGGATTCCAACAGCAAACACAGTAACACTGAACCCCACCGTGACAACCATCGACAACGACTTCGTGGTCAAGGCTGTCCAGACAGCCGGCGTCCTCACCATCGGCGGAACCGAGTACATGAAAGCCATCATGGGCGTCGGCGGGATTGTGGACAATAGTGCGGCGGTGAATATCTATTTTGGCCTGAGCAGGACGACTTTTAATGTCCTGAACTCCACCGTCATTACGGGAGTCGGTGCCCTGTCCGCTGACGTTATTCAGCGTGCCATTGACGTGGCCCACAAGGTCGGCGGCGCCCGGATCAACGAACTGTGGGTGGAGAGTGCCGTCAAGCGGGCCTTCATCCGGTTGGCGGAAGTTGACCGGCGATACATCGCCAGTGACCTCCGCAGTCCAGATGTCGGGACTGCCGCGGCCAAACCAGCCTCGTACAAGGAAACCGGCTTGCGGTTCGGGACCATCCCCATCTATCAGGACCCATTCTGCCCCTATGGGCAAATGATCGGACTGGATACCCGGAGTCTCAAGCGGTATCCCGGCCCGATGGGATGGCTGGACCGGGATGGGAACACCTTGCATCTCAGTACAACACAGGTCGATACCTGGGATGCCTGGTTCCGGTGCTTCGAGCAGTTTGCCGGTGAGAAACCAAACCAGATGTTCAAACTCACGGGAATTACGTGCGACGTTGTTGTTGCCCACGTAATTTGATGATTCTAAAGGGTTTGCGCTAATCTTGTGGAAGGAGGTTAGCGTAAACCCAGGCAGGCGGTGACTGATGCGCTGTGCGGGGTGCGGACAGACGATTCTTGAGGGTCAGGGTGAGCGGGGTCACGGCCTCTGCAAACCTTGCCGAAGGGCGAATCTGTCCGCACCTCGTGCCCCCTCGGTCCTGCCAACAGAGGAGGAAGTCATGGCCGAGGTAACAGTGAAGCAAACGTCAGTCCCCGAACTCCCATCGTTGCCGGATCTGCCGGAGGGATTTCGGTACGCCTACAACCGAACGAATGCCCAGTACGAGATGTTTTTCGATGGCCGTCCAATCACGTTCAAGCCGCACGAGACGAAGCGGTTGCGAACGGAACAGGCCGAACACCTCCGCGCCCATTCGATCATCCCGGGAACTCTGGCCAACACTGGCAGGGGGACCTTGAAAGGTGAACGTGCAATTGCACTCGGACCCGGATGGACCGTTCGCGCCTGGAACAAGACCCCGGATGTCACTGGGGGAGGGAATGTCCAGTATTCCCCGGACTACATGGAGGCAGAGGCGGAACCGGACTTTCAGGTGCCGACCGAGACGGTTCCCGGACCTACGTTGTTCGACTTATCCTCCACCGGCAATTACGCGGGCAGGCCGAGCCGGGACAACATGCCCACGACAGCGAAGTTGATTCCCGTTTAACTCTGAGCGCCTGGTTCCGGGCAAGAGTCCTAAGCCCCCGGAAGGGGACTGAAACGCGGACAGGAACAGGGGAACACCATGCCAGCTCCATATGAAGTATTTCCGAGACTCGCAGGAATCGTTGGTAGTGTCGCAGGTGCCGGCCAGTGTGTGGCTGACTGGTTGCAGATGTGCAGGATGATTATGCACTCGGCCTCCAACAAGGACAAGACCGACTGGCAAATCTACTATGGCTACATCGTCCCGGCGGGTGGTGCCGGCATGATCGAGGCCCTCACCTCGACCGTCTACGCGATGTTGGTGGGCAACGTCAGTGCCAACGCAGAACTGGACTGGATCGTCATTGACGATGACGCGGGTGGAGGTGCAACCTTCGACGGGACCGCGGGACTTGTCAACACCGTCAAGGCGGTCCATCAGATCCCGGCGTGCGCCGTGGCCGGCGTCGAGGAGTTTCAGGCGTTCGTCTACCCGCTAGGTCTCGTCGTCACCACCGATCTGCTCATCATGGCGGACGGACGGGACGGCACCGACACCGGAGCGACTGACGTTCGCGTGTGGCTCCTCTACCGGACCAATTAACCTGTAGCACGGTGGTAGGAACCGGGGGGACCTCCTAACCGGGGGTCCCCCGAATGCCGAACAAGGAGAACACCATGCCAGTAGGATTCACGAACCTCACAGGACAAGTGCAGGGGATGATTGCCCGGGGGTATCCCGACATCGGGCAAACCTACTATCTCATCGACAGCAACTACCGGACGGCGGCTCAGGGATGGAGTCGGTCGGACAAAACCGGACCCCTCGATCTGTTCTCCGAGCGAAGCAGGGGCAGTTCACCGGGCTATGTCATCCGCACCGGGGACTACGCCAGTGATAGCCTGGCGATCCAGGCGGCCATTGATGCCATGGTGGACTACCGAGGCGATACCCTATATTTCACCCCGGGGGCGTACAGTCTCGCCACGGTAATCACCCAGAACGTCCACGACTCGCGCTGGGTGGGGAGTCCGGTATCCCACCCGGTCGAATCCCGCGCCACCGTCACGGCGGCAGTCGCGGCGGCGGTCAATGTGACCGCTATCAACCGTTTCGAGATGGCCTTCATGGTGTGGCTACCTCTGACAGCCAGTCACATCTTCGCCGTGGATACCGGCGCGCCGTACATCCACTTTCACCATTTCAAGTACAGCACCATCGGTGTGGCAGCGAACACCGCCACCCAGTTCATGCTGGCCGCTGGCACGATGAACAACAGCGTCTTCGAGCAGTTCTACCTGCTTACCGACGCTGGCCAAGGACCGATGATCGAACTCGACGGGACCGTGACCGGGCTCATCATCAAGGACTTTGAGCACATGCACACTGTCGGGACCCTGGACATCGCCCTGCTCGATGTGGATGGCGCAGGGTCAACTTGCATCAAGATCGGGCCAGGCCATGGACAGATCGGCGGGGCGGCGGGTGTTGTCACTAGCCTCTTCGATCACGTGGACATGACCAACAACTCGACGAATATCAGCGTGGTTAAGTTCACTGGGTCGGTCGGATACTGCACAAATGCGACGCTCTGCCCAGCAGCAGGCAACGCAGTTGAAGCGGACTACGTTGACTCGTGGATTGCCACCGTTGGTGGTGGTGCTGGCGGCGCGTTGTACATTGGGACATCTTAGAACCTCTACTCCGGGGGAGGGCGGCTTCGCCCTCCCCTTGGCTGGTCGCATGACGACGGATTGGATTGCCGGATGGCAAGGGCCAGGCCACGACTGGAACCGGAGGCAATGGTGGGGAATGCGATTTCTCGTGGACACTTTCAAGTTACAGCCCCACCAACGGCTCCTCGATTTGGGCTGTGGTCCTCTGTGCCTCGGGTCGAAGCTCATTGCCTACCTGGATACGGGGAACTATACCGGCGTGGACAAGGATCCCATCCTACTCGGGGCCGGGAATGCCCTTGTCAAACACATCGGCTTGGAACACAAGCAGCCAGATTTGATCTGTACGCAGGATCTCTCCACGACGGAATGCGGCAAAGATTTCGACGTGATCTGGTCGCATTCCGTCCTCATCCACATGGACCCCCCCACGGTTGCCACCGCGCTGGACTTCATGGCGCGGCACCTGGGGTCCAATGGAGTGGCGTACTTCACAATGAACCTCGGCCCGCATCGAATCTTGGGGGAATGGACCTTTGGGCCGAACTACCAGCACCCGATGCCGGACCATCCAGACTTGCGGATCGGCGTCCTCGCTTCACTGGAGGCATTGGGCGATGTCGTCTGGTGTCCACCTGACAGTGGGATGCAGGCGACGATGCTCCGGGCCACACGGAAAAGGAATGGGACATGTACTGGACCGATGATGAACTGAAAGCAAACCGTCGCGCTCAGGACGCGGTTATGGCGGAAAGACACAGAGGATTCGACCTCTCTGCCAAGGATAACCATGCCAAGTATGAACGTTGGAGTTTCTCGGTTGTTGGCGAAGGGACACGAACCGCACAAGAAGCGTTCCGGCGCGGCTATGAATTGATCGATTGGAGCAAATAAATGGCTGACATTGGCAACAAAGACACGGCCCTGATTGGTAACAGTATCGTCCTCTCCCCCCCTGCTAGGATGATGACGGACGCGGGAACGGTCCTCATGGACATGGATGGATTCCATGTGGGTCTGGTTCCGTCGGCCAGTGACATCGGGGACTTGGGCTCCCCAACGAAGCAATGGGGAAACGTGTATCTGTATACCGGCAGGACAATCGACTGGGGCAACGGAAACTTCGTACTCACACACAGCACCGGAACCCTCACGTTGACGACTGGGGCGTTGGCATTGGGGGCGCATGCGGTGACACTCAATGCAGATCAGGTGGTTATCTCCCAACGCCACCGCGTCACCACGACAGAGATGAACAATGGGCACACGCTCCTGGCAGCCGTGGTCGGCCTGAAGTACCGTCTCATCGACATCAGCGTCATCACCATCGGTGGTAATGCAGCGGCCACAGCGAATGCCACGGGGATTGCCGTGTATGGGACGCAGACAAACCCGGTCGCTTTATACTCAGCGATCCTCGCGGCCCTCCTTCAACATGCCGTGTGCAAGGTGAATACCGCGAATACGTCTGTCCTGAACTCCGGGGCGAGTTTCACCGCCTGTGACGCAAACGCCGCGATTACCTGCCGAGCCGTGAGCGCCGGCAACTATGACCTGATCACGGCAACGCATTTCGATGTAATTCTGACCTACGCGTTGGAGGCTTAACATGGCAAACGTCATCAACAAGAGTCACCCGGTTATCCTCCGGGCGGCAGGACATCACCAGACGGATACAGGATTGTTCTGGGTGCCACCCCAGTTCTGGTCTCGGTTTTCGCAGGACAGTCCCCTCGCCGTCCAGCGGGAGGGCATCGGCATCAATCGCTTCGAGATCGAGAACCAGACCGCTGGAAATGCCAGTGTCGGTGTCGGATTCCGCCTGCACAATCGGCATTGGAGAATGGGACGACTGAGTGCCGATGGTGCCACATACACGGACCTGACCGCAACCGCACAATCCCCCACGGCCACGGTAACACTCCAAGCGACCGGGGCGGACCAAACGGGGTTTGCCATCGGATGTCTGGTCCCGTTCGATTGGGCTTCCGTCAATATCACGACTGCCGAAACCGACAACGATGGCGGCAACGAAATCGACCACGATGTCTACTATTCAATCGGGGCCGGATGGTCTGCGGCGTTGGGGGCGGTGGCGGGCAGCGTCGCAACCACCAACGATTTCTATTGTCTGAATAGTGCTGCTCTCTGGACGGCGGTAGTAAAGAACTTCGTGTGGCGCAGACCGACAGCCTGGACCGTATCTGCCGCCTTGGGTGGACTCCCGGATGGATACTACTGGTTGCGTTTTACCTCCGCAGATCGGGAAGCACTCGATGTCGCGGCCATCGCCACGGGAATCGAAATCGGAACGCTTGCCTCGATTCGCCAGTTGGCAACAATGGGCATTTGGGAACAAGAGATCGTAGATTTCTGGGAACCCAAGGCAGACGGTTTGGTTGGATACTTCAGTGTGGCAAACGGTGGGAACAGAATTTACACCGAAGTCGAAAGCCGGTAAAGGAGAGAACGATGCCTAAGTATGAGCCTGATTCTGGCCTCAAGAGTGTTGGGGCGCAGTTCGTCATCCAGCTCGACACCAACGACCCCGAACTCATGGAGAAGTTGAAGGGACCGATTGGGTCGGTTGGTCCTCCTGGTCCACAGGGACCGAAGGGCGACAAGGGCGAACCTGGTCGGGACTCCTCCATGCCGGGTCCGAAGGGGGAAACGGGCGCGGTTGGTCCGACAGGTCCAATCGGCCCACGCGGGCCTATCGGGCCGGTGGGAGATGTCATCCCAAGAGCACTTGTGTTCTGGTCTGGTGGTCTCCCTGTTCCCGATGGATGGGAACTCGTCGAGGGATGGAAGCCACCCCCGTGGTGGGATACCTTGTGGACTCCTCTACCTGCGGCGAAGTTGATTCGCAAGGTGTAGGAGTCCCCGATGGGCAAGATCTCATTCCACAACGATCATGGTCTTCTGACCGGACTCCTCGACAACGACCATCCTCAGTATGTCAACGCGGTCGGGGACACCGCCAGTCTTGATCTGACCCTCGCGGGGCAGTCTATTAGTGGGGCGGTACTTCCCGCAGGCGTGGATCACGGGTCACTGGCCGGCCTGGGGGACGATGACCATACCCAATATGCCCGGCTCGCCGGTCGTGCAGGCGGGCAAATCCTCAAGGGTGGTACAGGTGCAGGCGAGAATCTGTCTTTCTGGACTAACGCGACCGGCGCCATCGGCACGTACTTCCTCACAGATCTGACCGACAACGGTTTCGTTAAGACTTCTGGCGGCACCGGGGCGTTGAGTGTAGACACCACGATCTACCTTCCGTTTCCCCTGTCGATGGCGCACGCTTGGTTCATGGAATAGAAATGCCGACCTGGGTACTCGACGCGACGACGAAGAAAATTGAAGCCTCCATGAGCGGGGCACCGGCGACGACGAACCCCACGTTCATGTCGTCATATAGTGACCAGACCATCACCAGCTTCACTCCTGGGAGCAATAACGGTTCCCTGAACGGCGTGACTGCCGTGACTCTCGTAGCGGCACCTGCCGCTTCTACTCAGCGCATCATCAAGGACATCACGATCTACAACAAGGACACAGCGGTAGTTACGATCACACTTCGCATTGACGTGTCTGCCACAGACTTTGAACTCTTCGTCTTTACTCTCGTGGCTGGGGGAACCTGGTCCCTTGCATCACTGCGAGAGGCACGCGGAACCACGCCGGTCAACGAAGGCGGGACTGGTGCCGTAACCCTTGCAGATGGTGGACTCGTCATTGGAAACGCTACGGGTGTGGTGGAGGTAGTAGCAGCAGGCTTAACCACCCAGATCCTTGTAGGCGGCGGCCCTTTGACGGCCCCTGTATGGGGTACAGACATTCCCACCGCCGTCACCGTTGGCGGAAAATATATCTACCGGGCAGATGGGACGGACGTCCCTCTCGCAGATGGTGGAACCAACGCCAGTCTCACGGCCGCCCTTGGTGCGGTCCCCTATTCAACCGCTACGGCACTTGCGTTACTTGCCCCAGGCACAGCCGGGCAACTGTTCCGCTCCGGTGGCGCTGGCGCACCGACATGGACGACGTCAACCTGGCCTACGGCCTCACCAGCGGCGGGCACTTACCTTCGTGGAGACGGGACCAATTGGATTACCTCCACACTCATCCTTCCCAACGCCGCTACCGCCTATCGGCTTCCTGTCGCGACATCCGCAAACACCGTTGGCGAACTCGCAGCCTCCGGTGCGACCGGCGAATACCTCGCTGGAATGACAGGGGCGATCCCCGTCTGGGCCACGTTGACCCAGAATGCCGTCGTGAACCTGACGACGACGAGCAGCCCGACGCTCGCTGGCCTCACACTCGGCACAGGGCCATTGATTCAAGCGCTCGACGCGGCACACTACTTTGGCGGTGTGACCACGGCTGGCTCATGGCGCATCGTTCGGGAGAGCAATGATCTGGTGTTCGAGCGGTACGAATCTGCCGCTTGGGTAACAAAATTCCGTATCACGGCGGTTATACCGTAGGAGATTCGAGATGAAAATAACAGTTGCGTGGGATGGTTCCCTTTTGCGGGCGAACGGAGTGGCGATTCTCGACGGGGAGAGATGGCGCGGGGAACGCGTCGTGGTTGGGCTCCAGATTGACCCAGACGGGGAGCCCTCCTACCTAATCAATCCTGACAGTGCTTGTCAGACCACAGCGACGATTGCGATTCCCGTAAACGGCGAGCTGGGTTTGGCCGAGGTGATCTATGCCTGAAACCGTTAGCACCTTCGCGACGCGCAAGCGATTTGAACTCTCGCCGGGGCCGTTGTGCCGATTCGCTGATCCCGAGGGGACGGTCAGTTGGATGCGGTGGATCCCGCCCTTCCAGGCCCGGCGTGCCGTGACCGCGGCCGCCGCGCTGGCGACCCCCAGCGGCACTATCGGGGATTGGTTCCATCCGATCCTGACGCCGGCGGGCCTGGTTGAGACCACCGATTTCATCACTCACGACATGGGCGGATTCTGGATCGACCAGTACCTGTGCAGCAGCCGCGACGCCAGCGACGCAAGCATGGGCACCCTCGCGGATGGCGGCGCGAACAAGATCGCCTACCACAGTCAGCGCGGCGTGGCCCCACGGGTGACCCAGGCGATCGCGCATTATAAGACGTACCTCGTCGCCCGCTTCGCCTCTGGGGCAGGGTTCGTCCGGGGCGACGGCCCCCAGGTGGCGGCCGCCTACTGGGCCACGAAGGGCGGCCTGTGCACCGACGCCCACTGGTTCGAGGTCTACGTCTGGACGAGGATCAACCGCATTCTGTTGAGGGGCAACACTGTGGGCTACGACGGCGTGAATCCCAAGACCCCACAGTACCACGGCGACACGTCAGAGCGGGGCCAGCAGGATACCGCGCACCCGCTGGCCTATGGACTGAGCGTCGCCGGCGGCGGGCCCCCGAGTTGGGACGTGCCGATATCCGACTTTTGCGGAAACCGCTGGGAGTTCGCGGACGGCCTCCGGCTGTTCGACAATACGATCTATACGGCGGGGAAAATGATCGATCCCACCGCGGCATATTCCGACCCAGATTACACCAATACAGGCCTGACCGTCACTGGCCCGACGTCGGGCCAGTCGATCGCGACTCTGCGGACCGAGGCGGCCATCTGCATTCATGGCATCCCGGCGACCACGACGACC